AAATTAACTAAAGGGCGATACTAACGTATAGCCCTTAAATTTGCGGTTGAGATCCGCAGGCGAACAATCCGGCAACATTTTGTTGTTATACGTTTTATGTAGGAGATAGGAAATGAGAATTAGAAAGCTTTGTAAAATTGTAACAGGGTTAGAGCATATAGCAGATGCTCAAGATACCTGTATCCCTGACATTGTAGATGCTCTAGTTGGCGTGTGCTTTGACGAAGAGGAGGCAGGTCAGATCAAAGCATATATAGCGGATGAGGAAGACGTATAACCTTGCCATAAACGGCTGAGGTACGAAGTCCGATTTTTAATGGCGTTGTTATGTGTGAATTAATGGGGATGAAAATGAATTTAGCTTTAATAGAAGACGCGAACTTTAAACCTGCTGACCATGATGTAGAAAGATGCCTTGTAGAGTTAGAAAAATACGGAATGCCGAGACTTTCAAAGCATGATACCGGATGGCGATGCGAGATTGATGTGTTTGTTACTGGTGAAGGTGTTAGCTTCGATGTAGTTAGCAGGGCAAACAAAACCCCAAAAGACGCGGTTAATATATGCTTTGAGCGACTAATAGATGCGATTAAAAAGATAAAAGACACATAACGCCGAGATATAGCGCCGAAGGTCGCTATTATTGAACGTGTTATAGATTTTGGTAGTTTCTGCCACTGCTAAATACATGGCAATCATTAAACTAGAGCTATCAATTAAGGAGTTATGTATGAGTGATTTGAAGGATATTCCAAAGCAAGTTTATCAAGGGTATGACACTGATCGGTTTGTAGATGGCATGCGTGACGCAAAGCTAGGAAAGCCGCACAAAAGCCAGTGTGAAAGCTATGACGCTGGATACAGCGCTCAATATACATTAGAGCAAGTGAGAGGTGGTAAGTGAGTCGCATACCAGAAAAAGCAGTAGAGCTGTTAAAGGAAAACAATATCGACCCAAGTCAGGCCGTCTGGGATTGTCATGGCACTTGGGTTATGAAGCATTGGGCATGTGAAATGGTAGGCGCTTCGTTAGGTGTCAAGTTTAAGCGCCCAGAAATTATAGAGCGAGATGAGTCAAAAGGGTTGATTGTTCTTCTTGTGGAAACTGACAAGGGAGAGTGGACTTATGGGGAGGTATCAAAGGCAAATTGTAAAAACTCTTACCCGTGGGCTATGGCTGAAAAACGAGCAAAAGATCGGTTAATACTAAAGGCTGCGGGCTTGCATGGTGTTGTCTATTCTGCCGAGGAGTCTGATAGCTTTAATGAGACTGGATACAAAGAGCCAGTTCGGACGGTTTTAGACGCTTACAATCATAACCTGCCATGTATTCAGGCTATGCGTGACGCATTTGAAAAGGGTGATCTTCCTTATGTTGTACAGTGTTGGGACGAAATAACAGGTGATCCAGAAGCTGATGCAAACTCAGGTCAAAATGATAAAACACTATTATGGGTTGCTCCAGCCAAATACAAAGATCATGGATTGCCAGAGCCGATATTTTCGACAGAGCTAAGAAAATTCCTAAAGGAAGAAGCAAGCCAGTACCGATGACCGAAGTAGAAAAACAAGAGCTGCTATCTAAGGTAGTAGCTCACACTATTAAACAACTAAAAGAGATGGGCTTATTATGAGTACGACAATTACAGGTAAATTAAATCAGGCCGCCCGAGAATTCCAAGCAGGTAGTTATACAGGCTTTGGCTTTCGATTGGGTAAGCAATATTACGACCGTGAAACCAAGGCCAAGGAGTGGACAAATTACGAGGCCGCTGTATTTACAAACAACACGCAGCAGATTGAATTCTATCGTCAGAATTTAGTGGAAGGCGCAGTTGTTGAGATAATGGCAGAAGCTGAAAAGATCAAACAATTTCAAGGCAATAATGGCCTAGTTCTTAGTATTGAGCTTATTGATTGCAAGCTGGGCATGATTCATACAGGCCAGCAGGCACCACAACAACGCGCACCGCAGCAGCAACAATACGCACAGCAGGTACCACAGCAACCAGCACCTCAACAAGGCGCTACCTATCCACAACAGCAGGCACCTATCTACCCACCACAACAGCCCTATGGCCAGCAGCGGGGATAAATAACCGCTGCAATATTCGGCGTGAGGGACGAACGTCCTTTGCATGATTACTTTGTTATACGCAAATAAATTAAGAAGGTGAAATATGAATATTAATTTTGATTTTGATGGTAATAGTTTTATTGCGGGTATGGTTGCGATTGCGGTATTGATTGGAGTTTTGAGTATTTATTGGCTTATTGCTGTTCCGTTTGTTTTAACGAGCTTTGAAATTAAAGGTATGCCGTTCGCAAAACTAACTTTTAAAAGTGGCGAAGGTTGGAAATTAACTAAAGGGCGATACTAACGTATAGCCCTTAAATTTGCGGTTGAGATCCGCAGGCGAACAATCCGGCAACATTTTGTTGTTATACGTTTTATGTAGGAGATAGGAAATGAGAATTAG